AAAGTAATGAAAAATCTAAAACGTAATTACAAAAAAGAATATAAAGAATTTCACGGCAAACCTAAACAAATTAAAAATAGATCAAGTAGAAATCAAGCACGTAAAATTATGGAAAAAAAATTTGGCGCAAAAATAAAAGGTAAAGATGTTCACCATAAAGATGGAAACCCAAAAAATAATTCAATTTCAAATTTGAAAATTATGTCGAAATCTAAAAATAGAGCAAAAAAATGATAAATGAAAATAGTAATTCCTTACAAACCGCGAAAATTACAAAAAGAAATTCACGATAATTTAAGAAGGTTTAACGTATTAGTCTGCCATAGGCGTTTTGGAAAAACCGTACTATGTATAAATGAATTATTAAAAAAGGCGCTTCAAAACCCTTTACCAAGACCGCGATATTATTATGTTTGCCCTACGTATGCAATGGCGAAAAAAAATGCATGGGATTACGTTAAAGAATTTACGGGTGTCCTACCGGACGTCCAATACCATGAAACAGAACTACGATGCGATTTACCTAATGGCGCAAGAATACAATTATTAGGGTGCGAAAGACCAGATTCTTTACGAGGATTATACATTGACGGTGTAGTTCTTGATGAGGTGGCACAAATGCCCCCTAGACTTTGGACGGAAATAATAAGACCTGCGTTATCGGATAGAAACGGGTTTATGGTGGCAATCGGGACACCGCAGGGTCATAATAGCTTCTTTACGCTATTTGATTACGCCTTACATCAAGAAGGTTGGTACGCGAAAAAATTTGTTGCTTCGGAAACGGGTATTATATCCGAATTAGAATTAAACGAAGCTAAACACTTAATGCCGGAAGAAGTGTATGAAGCGGAATTTGAATGTAGTTTCGATAGTTTAGCTATTGGGTCTATTTATTCTAAAGGGCTACAATTAGCGGAAGAAGAAAACCGTATAACTAAAGTGCCTTACGACTCCGCTGTAAAAGTAGATACGTTCTGGGATTTAGGTATGGCGGATAAGACAGCTATCTGGATGGTGCAACAAAAGGGAAGTGCTTTTCATGTTATCGACTATATAGAAGATAGCGGTGAATCGTTAGAATACTACGCGCAATTATTGGATCAAAAAAAATATATATACGATACCCATTATTTGCCCCACGACGCCAACGTACGTGAAATAGGCACGGGTGTATCGCGAATAGAAACCGCGCAAAGTTTAGGACTACGAACGTCAATAGTTCCCAAGCTATCAATCGAAGATGGAATAAATGCCGTGCGAATGGTACTCGGAAGATGCTGGTGGGATTACGAAAAATGCAAAGACGGACTAGACGCTTTACGGCAATATAGATGGCAAACAAACGACAAGGGCGAAATCAAGAATAAACCAGTACACGATTGGACTTCACATAGCGCTGACGCATTCAGATATTTCGCTGTTGGCAATCAGCAGACAACACAATGGACGACCAAATTAGAATATAACGAATTAGGAATTATTTAATGGCTAAATTAACAAAATCATCTTTACTATCTTTAGTTTCGCAAGAAATAAGTAATAGTTTAGGTTTTTACGAATCAGATCTTTCTAAACAAAGAAAAGACGCGCTTAAATATTATTTAGGTGAGCCGATTGGTAATGAAATTTCGGGACGTTCTAGTGTTGTCAGCCAAGATTTACTAGAAGTAGTAGAAGCTATCCTTCCAAGCTTAATGCGTATGTTTACGCAGGGCGATAAAATAGTTAATTTTGACCCAACGAACGAAGAAGATGTAGAATACGCGGATCAAGTTTCTGATTATTGTAATTATATATTCCAAAAAGATAATCCTGGTTTTAGTATTCTTTATACGTTGTTCAAAGACGCGTTTATTATCTAAAAACGGATTTGTTAAAACGTATTGGAAAACAAGAAAAAGCCAAAAGAAAGAAAAATACGAAAATTTAACGGAACAAGAACTACAAGCGCTAGAAATGGATAGCGAAGTAGAAATTATAAGCGTTGAACAAGCCGAATATGAAAATTTAGACGTAAACGACGTATCTTATAACGTAGAAGTTAAACGTGTTAAGGATATAGGACGCGTCTGTATCGAAAATGTAGCGCCTGAAGAAATTTTAATTAGTAAGAGGGCTAAATCTATAGAAGATTGTGATTTTATTGCACAACGCGTCTATAAAACGGTTTCCGAACTAATAGACTTGGGTTACGATAAGAAATTAGTTGAAAATTTACCTAGTACGTCGGAAGATGTTTTTAATACCGAAGCGATAACTAGACGAAGTTACGACGATACAACTTCACAATTAGAATCTTCAACAATAGACCCTTCGTTAAGGGTAGTTAATATAACCGAAGTCTATATGAAATGCGATTACGATAACGACGGTATCGCAGAATTAAGAAAAATAACCGTAGGCGGAAGCGGATATAACAATTACGTTCTTTTAGAAAACGAAGAAATTAATTTTATTCCTTTTGCAACGGCAGTAGCTATACCAATGCCCCATAGATTCTTTGGTTTAAGTTTTTATGATTTATTGGCAGACGTTCAGCTAACACACACAGCCATATTAAGAAATACGCTGGACAACATGTATTTTCAGAATAACGCTCGTACGGTTGTTGTAGACGGACAAGCAAATCTTGATGATTTATTGACCTCGAGAGCAGGTGGAATAGTACGCGTAAAATCGCCAAATGCTGTCACGCCATTACAGACACCAAATTTCTTAAACGACGGTCTAGCTATGTTACAAAAAATAGAAAGTATTAAAGAACAACGTAGCGGTGTAGGAAAACAACAAACCGGTATGAATCCCGATACGATTAATAAATCACATACAACAGCGCAATCAGTTAATCAAATGATGGCAGCGTCAAATCAAAGAATTGAGCTTATAGCCCGTAACTTTGCGGAAGGCGTTAAAGATATATTTAAAAACGTAATGGCTGTTATTTGCGAATACCAAGATAAAGAAAGAATTATCCGTTTACGCGGTAAGTTTGTAAATATGGATCCTCGCGAATGGGCAAATCGTTACGACGTAACCGTTCAAGTAGGATTAGGAACGGGCAACGAACAACAACGATTAACAACGTTACAGCAAGTTTTGTCTGTACAAGAAAAATTAATAGCGCAGGGCGGAATGGGTTTAGTTACCCCGCAAAACGTATTTAATACGTTAGAAAAATATTTAGAAAACGCTGGATATAAAAGCGCTGACGCTTTCTTTGTTAATCCGGCTAACGCGCAACCGCAACCGCCTAAACAACAACAACCCGATCCGGCTATGGAATTAGCAAAACAAGATATACAAATGAGAACAATGAACAATCAAGCTAATTTACAATTAAAAGCGCAAAAGCAACAACAAGATAACGTAATTAAAATGCAAAAATTAAGTTTAGACGAACAAAAATTAGCTGCACAATTAATTAAAGACCAAAAAATAGAAAGTTTAGAAAAAGAAAAACTAGCTTCTAAAATTTTACAACAAGGAATAAATTAATGACACCTTTTTTACAAAGTACAGAAGCACAAGGTGTTATAGATAAATATTTAAAAGGGGATTTAGACCCTAAACCAAACGTTAATAGCGCTGGTGTATTTAGAAATCCTTTATTTGATTTACGAACTGAACAAGAAAACGCGGGTACTTTAGACCCTTCGGCTTTATATCCAAATCCGCAAATAGATTTTTCCGTACCGGAAGAAGAAATTATCGACCCTTGCCAAGAAGGATTTATGTTAGTTGATGGTATTTGTCAGCCAATAGAAACTTTTGGTCAATCCGCTTATAACGAAAAAGACGATAAAGATGATTCCGAGCCTAGAGAATATTATTCTATAGAAGATATGGAAAAAATGGATGATTATGAATTTTTAAATTATCTTACTGGTGCAGGTGCTTACATGACAGGAAAAGATGGTCAATTTACTTTAAATGATCCTATGAATTTTGGAATGTTTGGCTCTGGATTAAAACTTTTAGGATTAGATAGTTCTGATATTAGAAATAAATTTATGCGTAAAAAATTATGAACTTGGATATAGCTTCACAAACAATAAAGATGGAGAGCCAGTTTATAATTTACAAAGTCCTATGCAAATAATTGATAACTCACAAGCAGCTAATAAATTAATGACAGGAGATCAAAAATTTGATGCAAGTGAAATTAATTATCAAATAGATGCTAAGAATGAAAGAGATAATACTAACGATCAACAAAACTACGCAAGGGCAATGACAGAACAAGAAGTTATAGAAGATGCAGTAAAATCTGGAGCAACAAGTGTTAATCCATTTGAAAGATTTGGTCTAAATCAATCAACACCATCAAATTACACATCTAATAGCAGAAAATCAGATGGAAATTATAGAAGAAACCCAAATATAAATAACAGATAATGGATAAAGAAAAAGAAATACAACGCGGATTAAAAGCTAAAGAAATACTGGATAATCCTTTATTTCAAGAAGCTATACAAAAAGTTTCGGCAGAATTAGACCACGAATGGATCAATTCTCCGATTAGGGATACTGAAGGACGTGAAAGAATATACATGATGAAAAGAATGTTAAACGTAGTTCTTATCCAAGTTAAATCTGTAATGGAAACTGGAAAACTAGCTTCCACGCAGGAAAATAATAATCTTAAATAAGGAGTTATAATGGCAGAGCAACCTCAAGCTGAGGAGTCTGTTGTTTCACAACCAACCTACAAGACGGAAGAAACAGCACAGGCATTCAGCAATCTTTTAAACCAGACTGCAAAGACTGAAGAGCCACAACCGGCTACAACGGAAGAAAAGGAAAGCAATCTTGAAGAAGATCAAGTGGAACTTTTAGAAGAAGATGTAGACGTAAACGAATTAGTAGACGACAACGAAACCGCTTTAGAAAGCCCAGAGGAACTTTACGACGTTACCATTGACGGTAAATTAGAAAAAGTACCCCTTAACGAGCTTCTAAAAGGTTACTCACGAGAATCTTCATTCACAAAAAAAAGTCAGGAATTAAGTAATTCGAGAAGGGATTTAGAAACCCAACAAGAAGGAATTAAAACCGAACTTGATGCGGTCAAACAAACGAGAAATGAATACGCAGAAAAATTAAAAGTTTTAACTGATAGTTTAAACGTAGACCAAGATATAGATTGGGTTAAGTTAGCGCAAGACGATCCACAAAATTACGCTATTCATCGAGCTGAATACGATAAGAATATGGAACTAAAACAGATTGCGGAACAAGAACAACAACGTGTTTTGAAAGAACAAAAAATCGAACAAGAAAAAATTTATTCTAAATATATCTTGAACGAAAAACAATTACTTTCAGAAAAGTTACCAATTTATAAAGACGAAGTTAAGGGTAAAGAGTTCGTAAAGAACATAACTAATTTTGCGAAAGAACTAGGTTACAAAGACCAAGAACTTTCTATGTTAGTAGATCATAGAGCAGTTTTAATGTTAGCAGACGCTTATCGTTATAACCAACTAAAGAAAACTAAATTAGCAAATAAAAAAGTTACTAAAGCCCCTAAATCCGTTAGTTCTAATGCAGCAAACGTCAGTCAAGCTTCTGAAAATTCTAAAATATACAAAGATCGTTTTAGTAAACTGAAACAATCGGGGTCAGTTAAGGATGCACAATCGGTGCTGAAAGAAATGTACTTCGGAAAAGAATAATAGGAGATAATTATGGCTGTACCTGGAAATACCGTACAAACATACGACCGCGTGGGTATTCGTGAGGATCTTATAAACGTGATATATAATATTTCACCAACTGAGACACCTTTCATGAGTAATGCTGGACAAGGCAGCGCTGCGCAAACAACACACGAGTGGCAAACAGATGGACTTGCAGCTGCTGGTGCAAATGCAAAAATAGAGGGTGATGATGCTGCAAATACAGCAACAGTTGCTACTACTAGATTAAGTAACTTCACGCAAATTTCAAATAAAGTAATTGGCGTAACCGGAACTGACCAAGCTGTAACAAATGCAGGTCGGGGCGACGAACTGAGTTATCAGTTAGCCAAAGCTGGAAAAGAGTTAAAACGCGATATAGAATTTACTTGTATCGGCGCTGAAACTTTTAAAACTATTGGCGCAGCTGGAACGGCTCGTAATCTCGGATCGGTTGGCACATGGTATGGAGGAAATATTGCTGGAACTGCAACTGCAGCTTCAAATTTTTCCGACGCTGCTGACACTACTTATGCAGATGCTGGTGGTGCAGAAAATAATCCAACTGGAGATGGCTTAACAAAAAGAAACGCTAACGGAACTTTAAGAGCTTATACTGAAGAACTGTTAAAAGCAGGTTTAAAAAAATCTTTTGAACTTGGTGGAAATCCAGATGTAGTGCTTATGACTGCTTCACACAAACAAACAGCTTCAGGCTTTAACGGAATCGCAACTAACACAAACAACATTGCTGATAAAAGAGTAATCGGTGCGGTTGATGTTTATGTTTCTGATTTTGGTGAAACATCATTTGTTGCAGATAGATTCCAACAAGATAACAGAGTTGATATTTTAGAAATGGATAAATGGGAACTTTCATATTTGAGACCCTTCCAAACTAAAGAATTAGCAAAAACGGGAGATGCAGACAGAAGCATGATACTTACTGAGTACACTTTGACTGCAAGAAGCCCTAATTCTAACTTCGGAATTTTTGCATTAACAGCATAAATTTATATTTTTATATTAAGGGGCGTAATTAGTACGCCCTTTATTTATTGAAGATTGTAAAAATCGGAACAATAGGAAAAAAAAAATGAGAACATTAAACGATTATTTTTTAACATCAAAAATGACAACTATCTCAACTGGTGGAAGTTATTTTGTAACTGTACCTGATAGTGGGAAAATACAAAAAATTTACGTTACTTTAAAAAATGCAATATCTTCTGCTAACGCAGCTTTATCTTTTGAGATAGGCGGAGTAGCAGTGGGTGGTGGTGCAATTACCGTACCTCATAGTGGATCAGCTGCAGGAACAGTTCATCATGCAACACCTTCAAGTGCTAATTATGTACCGGAAGGAACTCCAATAGAAATGATTACTGACGGAGCTTCTTCAACTGCATGTGAGGTTGAAGTAACTTTCGTAATCAGAAGAATGGGGTAATTATGGCTAATGCAGGAATATATTATGGCAGACCATCAACAGTACATAAAATTGATTTTACTGCTTCATCAGTACCTCAATCAAATGCTTTTAGTGCTGATACAAGTTATGTAATGTTATGTGCAAAAACTGCTGGCTGTCATTTTGTTGTTGCTTCTACTCCAACCGCAACTGTAAATGCTGGATCTTATTTACCAAAAGATGAAGTTATTTTAATTAAAGTAAGCGGTGGAGATAAAATTGGAGCTATTAGAGAAGCGTCTACAAGTGGTAGTTTATACGCGACCGAAATGGTATGACAAAAAAACTTTGGATAGATGAGGCTAATAGCCCGTCTACACTTAAAACAAGAATGCACATCGACGATAGTGAAAATAAATATCACTTCGAAGATGTGCAGGACGTTCAACCTTTATTAGATATGAATAAAAAAGAATCTAATTTAGGAAATAATAATTTAAAATTTAAAGGCGAACTGGGTAAACATGCGGGTATGACAAAAGTAGCGTCTATCCCTTTAATTGTTGTTCAACAACTTGCGCAAAAAGGAATTATGACTAACGCTGGGGCTATTAAAGATAAAATACGCTTTAGAAAATGGTTAAACGACCCTGACAATGGCGTTTTTAAACTTTATAATGGAAAAATTTAATGGCTTTAGACACTTACGCGAACTTAAAATTAGAAATAGCTTCGTACTTAAATAGAACTGATTTATCGGAATATTTAGATACGTTTATTGATTTAGCAGAATCACGTATGGCTAGAGATTTACGTTTAAGAGAAATGGAAAGCGTAGATGCTACAATACAAACTGTTTCGGGTACTCAAGCTTACGATTTACCTACGGGTTATTTAGAAGCTAGATACGTTTTATTACAAAGTACACCGTATAACTTTTTAAGCTTTATGGCTCCTGCCGATTTCTTTCGAGTTTATAATTTAGGCGAAGGGTCGGGAGCTTCTACTTACTATACTATAGTTGGAAGTAAAATTTATATAGGTTTTGCTCCAGATAGTGTTGTTAATATAGAAATTGGTTTTTTTAAAAGACCTACGGGATTATCANCTACAAATACGACTAACGACGTTTTAACTAATTTCCCCGATCTTTATTTATACGGGGCATTAGGAGAAAGTGCGCCATTCTTAATGCAAGATGAAAGACTTAAAGTTTGGGCTTCTTTGTATAAAGAAGGGGTAGACTCCGCTAATAAATCAGCGCAACGAGGACGTGAATCTTCTGCGCCTTTACAAATGTCTGCCGTTAGGGTGGTTTAAATGATTGAGTTTGGTGACCTTCAAGCCGATTTGCCTACTTATCAAAACAGCGGTGCAATAAAAGTAGATAACGTTATACCTTTAACTAAAGGATATAGAAGTTTCCCTTCTTTTGTTCATTTAAGCAATACGGGTTTAACAAGTACTCCGGTTGGTTTATTTTCTTCGTTTACGTCGGGGGGAGTTACTAACTACGCTGGTGATACTACTAAATTATATCAAATGGATTCTAGTTTAGTATTTCAAGATAAATCTAAATCCGGCGGGTATAGTAATAATACGAATACANGGTACTAGNGATTTTTGGGCTTTTACACAATTTGGTACAAATATAATCGCAACAAACGGTTATGATAATATACAAAAATTTGATGAAAGCGCTGGTGGTTTATTTGCAGACTTAACAGATTTTGCTGCTAAATATATTAGTGTTATTCGTGATTTTGTTGTTACGGGTTATGTTACGGATTACGAAACAGCTAAAACTTTTACGGCTAATAATATTAGTTCAAACGCTATTCCTATAACTTCGCACGGTTATAGTACGGGCGACACGGTTACTTACGATAATAACGGTAATGCAAATTTAACTAATTTAGTAAACGGTACTAGATACTATATTAATAAAGTAGATAATAATAATGTACGATTAGCTACTAACGTTAATAACGCGGTAGCGGGTACAATTATAACTTTAACCGCACCTTCGGGTAGCGCACAAACGCATAAATTAGCTAAATATATAGCTTATAATCAACGCGTAAAATGGTCTGGTATTAATGACAGTTCTACATGGACTCCAAGCGGTACAACACAATCTGGTTTTCAAGATATTGTAGGAGCGCACGGTGGTATTCAAGCAATATCAGGGGGAGAAAGTTTTGGAATTATATTTTTAGAACGAGCTATTTATCGTATGTCATACGTTGGCTCACCTCTTATTTTTCAATTTGATAAGATTGCTGATTCAATAGGAGCTTTCGCGCCGAAATCGGTAGCAAGTTTTGGATCTGACGTATATTTTTTAGCGCAAGATGGGTTTTATAAAATATCCGGCGGACAACAATTAGTGCCTATTGGTCGAGGTAAGATTGATGACTTCTTCTTAAATGACGTTACAAGCAATTTCGAAGGAATAACTAGCGCTATTGACCCCAATAATAGTATGGTAGTTTGGTCTTATCGAGGTAGTGGGGCAACCGGTGGCGGTACGGTTAATAATAAATTAATTTGTTATAACTTTAACGTTGATAAATGGTCTACCGGTAGCGGACAAGATTTACAGTTTATTAATTCGGCTTCGCAAGAAGCTTTTACAACGTTAGAAAGTCTAAACGCTTTAGGTACTTTAGACGGACTTCCGAAAAGTCTTGATAGTTTTTTTTATGACGAAGGCGTTATTGGTTTAGCGGGTTTTGATTCTAATAATCGCTTTGGAAAGTTTTTAGGTAATAGTTTATCGGCAACGGTAGACACTACCGAATTTGAAGGAGCAGAAAATTCAAGAAGTACACTTATTGAAGCTAGACCGATAGTAGACGCTAACGGAAGTGATAATACAACGATTACGGTTACTCCAATCTCGCGTTCCTCCCAAGCAGATGCTGTAACGACAGGGACGGCAGTAAATTCATTATCAAATGGAAGCTGCCCCCTTCGTACAACTAGCCGATATCATAGATTACGAATAGGGGTAACGGGAAACTTTACAACTATGTCTGGTGTAGACGTTGATTCAAGAAAAGAAGGTAAACGATAATGGCAATAAACCAATTTTTACGAGCGCCAATATCAATGCCAGATCAAGCGCAACATTTAAGACTTGTATCAAGCGTATTAAACAATACGTTAGACGGAAAATTAAATTCTACGGGCGAAGTTACTTTAACAGCTTCGGCAACATCAACAAATTTAGTTGATGAAAGAATAGGCGTTAATTCTGTAATTATACTAGAGCCAACAAATGCTAATTCGAATTCTGCAAAAGGAAACCTTTATGTTTCCGCAAGGGCAAACGGATCGGCAACTTTGACACATGCTAGTTCTGGTAATACTGATCAGAAGTTTGTTTATGTAGTTATTGGATGATCGTAAAAGTACCCGCTGAAGATATACCCGTTATACAAAACCAAATAGAGCCTTTAATTAAAAAAGCTTTAGACGATACCTATACTATTAAAGATATAATAGACGGTATTAAAATAAATAAGTTTCAACTATTTATTAGTTGGGAAGGAAAAGTAGAAAGCGCGGTAGTAACCGAAGTAGTAGACTATCCTCGCAAAAGAATTTTACGTTATGTCCTCGCGGGAGGAAATAATATTAATAATTGGATAATAAATATCCAAGACAAAATAGAAAGTTTTGCAATAAATAACCATTGCCAAGCGGTAGAAATCGCTGGGCGAAAGGGTTGGTTGCGAAAACTTAAAGGATTTAAACAAAATATATATTTAATGAGTAAGGAATTATGAGCAAAGGTAGTAACCCAACAAATGTAACAACAACAACTTCGGCTGATCCCAGCGAATTTGTAAAACCATATTTATCAGAAGCTTTCGGACAAGCGCAAGATTTATTTCAATCGGCTACGCCTAACTATTACCCAAATCAAACGTATACAGATTTTGCCCCCGAAACAAACGCTGCTTTACAATTACAAACAGCTAGAGCATTACAAGGTAATCCTCTTTTAGGATCGTCGCAAAACGAAATTAATAATATATTATCAGGTCAATATTTAGACCCTACGTCAAACCCTTATAGCCAAGCTTTATATAATCAAATAGCTGGTGACGTTACGTCTGGCGTTCAATCGCAATTTAGCAAAGCGGGTAGACTGGGTAGTGGAGCAAATCAAGAAATACTAGCTAGAGAACTAGGAAAAGTAGGACAACAAGTTTACGGAGATCAATACAATCAAGAACGTGCTAATATGGTTAATGCAACTTCTATAGCCCCTCAATTAGCCCAAGCGGATTACGACGATATTACTAGACTAGGACAAGTAGGCGCTGAAAAAGAAACATTAGAACAAGCTAAAATTCAAGACGCATTAGGACGTTTTGATTTCGAACAGAACAAACCATATTTTAAACTACGAGAATATTTAGCTTCTATTGGCTCACCGTACGCACAAACAACAACTACAACAAACCCAGTATTTAGAAATACCGGCGCAGGAATTTTAGGCGGAGCTATGCAAGGCGCTAAAATGGGCGGTATGATTCCTGGATTGGGAGCGGGTATGGGTGCAATCGGCGGTGGCTTATTAGGAGGATTCTTTTAATGGCAAACGTTTACGACAATTATAGAAATATGGTTTTAGGTGGTTTTAGAGGTAACGCTACTAGCAATCCTGGAAGTACAAACGCTATAACAACAAACCAAATGAATAAATTTAGCGCTTTAGGTAGCCCAAGCAAATTTAGTGCTTTGCCAAAACGATTAATGACTTCAAATCAAGCTTATAAAATACCGCAATCCCCAAGACAACCTGGAATTTCTATTGCAAATAATAGAGCTCCAATAGTTCAAGGTAACGCTAGACAAGATACT